GCAAAAGCTATAGAGCAAGAGTGGTTTCAAGGTAATAATGCTGGTAAATATCTAGACACTGTAAGCGCTTATCACAAGTTAAGGCTTTACGCTAGAGGAGAGCAACCTATTCAAAAATATAAAGACGAATTATCTATCAATGGTGATTTGAGTTATTTAAACTTAGACTGGAAACCTGTACCTATCATACCTAAGTTTGTAGATATAGTTGTTAATGGATTAGCTAGTAGAGACTATAATATAAAGTGCCACTCACAAGATCAGTACGGCGTAAACAAAAGAACAGAATATATGGAGTCTTTGCTTAGGGATATGAAAGCAAAGGCTTTTAACGATAAAGCAAAAGCTTTGTTTAACGCTAATTTAAACGAAAACAAAGATACTGAAATACCAGGTTCCGAAGAAGAATTACAATTACACATGCAGCTTAACTATAAGCAAGCTGTTGAAATAGCTAACGAACAAGCTATAGAAGTTTTACTCAAAGGAAATAACTACGACTTAATAAGAAGAAGACTTATAGAAGATCTAACCGTTTTAGGTATAGGTTGTGTTAAAACTAATTTTAATTTTAGCGAAGGTGTACATATAGAGTATGTAGATCCAGCTAACGTGGTTTACTCACACACAGAGTCCCCAGAGTTTGAAGATATATATTATGTAGGTGAAGTTAAAACAATACCTATAAACGAGGTTGTTAGACAGTTTCCACATTTAACACAAGAAGATTTAAAGGATATTAATTCTTCTGCTAAAAGACCTAGCGGTAGATATACATACAAAGAAATAAACGATAAGAACAAAGTTCAAATACTATACTTTAACTACAAAACGTATATGAACGATGTTTACAAAATAAAAGAAACGTCAGCTGGAACTGAAAAAGCTATAAGAAAAGACGATAGCTTTAATCCACCAGCTGATAAACAAGCTAATTTCAGTAAAGCGGCTAGAATAGTAGAGGTTGTTTTTGACGGAGCTATAGTACTAGGTACTGATAAACTCCTTAAGTGGGAGATGGCTAAAAACATGATTAGGGACAAGAGCGATTTTAACAAGGTTAAAATGAACTACAGTATAGTTGCACCTAAAATGTATAACGGTAGGATAGAAAGCTTAGTAAGTCGTATCACTGGTTTTGCAGATATGATTCAGCTTACTCATTTAAAGCTACAACAAGTAATGTCGCGTATGACTCCCGACGGAGTTTACCTTGATGCTGATGGAATATCTGAAGTAGATCTTGGTAATGGAACGGCTTACAATCCGCAGGAAGCTTTAAATATGTTCTTCCAAACAGGTAGTGTTATTGGTAGATCGTTAAATGCTGATGGAGATCCAAACCCAGGTGCTATACCTATAAAAGAAATATCTAACGGTCAGGGTGCTGGTAACAAAATGCAGGCGCTTATAGGTAACTACAATTATTATCTGCAGATGATAAGAGACGTGACCGGGTTAAACGAAGCTAGAGACGCTAGTGTTCCTGATCCTAAGTCTTTAGTTGGTATACAAAAGTTAGCTGCAGCGAACTCAAACGTAGCGACTAGACACATTATGCTTGCGTCAATGTATTTAACCAGTGAAGTTGCTGAACACGTTTCTTTGAGAATATCAGATATAATAGAATACTCTCCAACTAAAAATGCTTTTATACAAGCTATTGGCGCCCACAACGTGGCTACACTAACTGAAATGGCAGAGTTGTATTTATATGACTTTGGTATATTTTTAGAGATGGAACCAGACGAGGAAGAAAAACAGTTCTTAGAAAACAATATAACAACAGCGTTAACTCAACAACTTATAGATTTAGAAGATGCTATTGATCTTAGAGAAGTAAGAAACGTAAAGCTCGCTAATCAGTTGTTAAAGCTTAAGAGAAGAAAGAAAGCTGAGCGTGATCAAAAAAGAGAGCAAGAGAACATGCAAGCTCAAGCCGCTGCTCAAGGGCAAGCACAACAAGCTGCTGCTCAAGCAGAGATGCAAAAGAACCAACAAAAGATGAAGTTTGATAGTGAGTTAGAAAACACTAAGTCACAAAACAAAATAAACTACTTACAGCAAGAGGTTGCTTTGAAAAAAGAGCTTATGCAATTTGAGTTTGATCTCAATCAAAAGCTAAATACACAAAACGCAAGTCAAAGCGCTACTAGTGGAGAAAGCAAACCACAGCAAGAAACAAGTAAAAAGTTTGAGTCTTCGGGTAATGATATACTCGGAGGTGGAGTAGGATTAGATAAGTTTAATCCGCAAATAGGTAACTAATTATATTATATTATGGAAGAAAACAACAGTGTAGTTGAAGAAACTACAAAAGTAGAACAACCTATCGTAGACGAAAAGGTTGAGAAGATTAAAGTTAAAAAACGTAAACCTAGTAAAAAAACTACAGAAGATATAGTTAAAGTTGATTTAACTAAGCAAGTAGAAGAAGAGGTGACTAAAGTTGATTTAACTAAAACAGAAGACAATGCCGATCAAAAGCAAGAAACAACAGACGTGGCTACAGATGAACAAGCCCCAGCTTTACAAGAAGTGGTTGAAGAAGTACCACAAGGGGAAGAGACCGTTCAAACTGAGCAACCCGTTGATGAAGTTGAAGAAGTAAACGAGACGGTAGAAATACCTGAAAATATCCAAAAGCTAATGCAGTTTATGGAAGAAACAGGTGGAGATATAAATGACTATGTAGCTTTAAACAGAAATATTGACGAGCTAGATGGTCAAGATGCTTTAGTAGAGTATTATAAAAAAACAAAACCACATTTAACCTATGACGAAATAAGCTTCCTACTTGAAGATCAATTTAAGTATGACGAAGAGTTAGATGAAGAGGTAGATGTGCGTAGAAAGAAATTAGCCTTAAAAGAGCAAGTTGCTGAGGCTAAAGCCTACTTAGACGGGCAAAAGTCTAAATATTATGAAGAGATCAAAGCTAGAGACAAAAGGTTAACACCTGAGCAACAGAAGGCTATGGATTTCTTCAACAGGTATAACTCGGAACAAGAGCAAATACAAAAGAATCATAAAGTGTTTATGAATCAAACTAATCAAGTGTTCAACAAAGAGTTCAAAGGTTTTGAATACAACGTTGGCGAAAAGAAGTTTAGATTAAACATCAATGATGTTGCTCAAGTTAAAGAGACGCAAAGTGACGCTAATAATTTATTTAAAAAGTTTTTAAATGATAAGAATGTCATAAACGACGCTCACGGTTATCACAAAAGCATTTACACTGCGATGAATCCAGATGTAATTGCTCAACACTTTTACGAGCAAGGCAAGGCCGATGCTATAAAGGAAACTGTTGCTAGAGATAGGAACATACAAGTCAACCCTAGACAAACTCAAAACGAGGTTAATGTTGGAGGAGTAAAATATAAAGTGTTGGGTGATACTTCAGATTCGTTTAAAGTTAAAATGCGAAAACGAAAATAATTTATTAACCCATTTAAAAATTTAAGAAAATGGCAATTACAATGACTCCAGGTGGATCATTAAACAGTGTACCAGCTCAAAATCAACAAGCGTTAGCTACTAACTACATTGATTTTACAAGCACAACAACTGCTGGTTGGGCACAACAATTTCTACCTGATTTAATGGAAAAAGAAGCTGAAGTGTTCGGTAATAGAACAGTTGGAGGTTTCTTAGAAATGGTCGGAGCTGAAGAGGCGATGACTGCTGACCAAGTAGTTTGGTCTGAACAAGGACGTTTACACTTAGCTTACAAAGGTAACGTTCAACAAGTTTCTGGTCAAAAACAATACAACTTCGTGTTCACACAAGACATCGATGGTAA